TTCCAACTTCCAACTTCTAGAGATGTATTCGGTGTGCGTTTTCTTTTCCGCACGGGTCGAAGTATGAAAGTCGGCTTTGACTCAGCCGTGAATCTCTTATGAATATTGTGTGACAGCGAAGAATGTCCGTCATCAAAACGTCACATACCGCCTAACTGCAGCCGCCTGCTGCTAAGCCGGTCTCCCCGCATTGCCCGTCAATGTTCTGTTAGTGCTTAAGCTGCGGGCCGGCGACATGTCTAGACATGTCAAGAGGACGGGTTTTGCTGCCCGTTTTCATTCCTGAACCCCTGGAAACGCTGAGGTGTGCGGGTATTCAGACAACAAAAAAGGCCATCTTGCGATGACCTCATTTTGGTTTTCTGGTCGGCGGCGGGATTCATATATGCCTGTTACAGAGGTAAATTAAAAAACCATATCAAATAATGGGAGCTTCTATGGGAGCATCCGCCAAGTGCTTACTTGATATTAGTGGACACTAAGGCGTCGTGAACTGCGGCGTTTCTAAGAAGTAGGCTGCGACCTTCTTCGATAAGTCCGACGCTTTCTCTGAGAAGTTTTTCGCATCGGGCAACTGCTGCCTGCTCAGCGTTACAGGCAGCGGCGCTGGCTTTTCGCAGACGACTTTCATATGCCCTGCGCATCCTGTCAGTATCACTGCGAATACGCTCAATGTCAACATCAGCAGCAACGACTTGATCCACCGCGGAAACCAGTTTTGCATAGTCTTTTTTTCCCTGTTCAGCACGCGCTACGGCGGCTTCGAGCTGATAAGCTTTAAGAGTTGCTTCCCCGCGCGATGAAGCGAGCTGATAGCCCGCCGCGAAAACTGCAAGAACAAACGCCGCAATGGCGGCATATTTCAGCCAATTCGTCATTTAAGAGCATCCCGCCAAGCTTTGACTACTTTCGCCGCTAAAAGCAATGCGAAGAGGATGCCGAAAGCGATTAGAACGCCGTAAACGAACGCCGCTTGCCACGTAAAATTCGGCTCCATCATGATTTCACCGCTTGGGCAATCTGAACTAAATAGTTAATAAGCGCCACAAGCCCCGCAACACCAATCACAGCCGTAGCGAAGCCGCTCGCGAAACCTTTCCAGAACGTGATCGTTTTATCGAGTTTCATTAGTTGCTCTTTGGATTTCATGTAAAATATTCCTAAGTCTCTTGTTTAAGACACAAAAAGCCGCACGGAAGGCGATCCGCGCGGCTTTGCTTTTTGGTGCTCATGGGGCGCTATGAGCATACTCACCCCTGACGCATCAACTCAGCCTCTCTGCGACGACGAGAGACAAGACCTGCCAGGCCGCCATTAGTGACGTCCAAAAACTCATCAGCCGCTGTTTCGTAATCGCCAGCATTGAGCGCGCGCAGCATCTTGGGGCACTTTTGAACAACGCCCTCAGCGCCCATGTTGTATGCCAAGCTCAGCAGCGCAATGAACTGATTTGCTGAAACAGGGACGTTGATGTACTTTGCAAGGCCGGTTTGTGCAGACTGCAAGTCACTACGAATCCACGCCTCGGCCTGCACCTTAGTGCAGGAGTCGCCCTCTTTCACTCCGTCCGTGTGCCCCCACCCAATGGTCCAAACCCCCTTCGGACACTTGTATGCTTTCAGGCGCAACGTCTCTTCAGCCTTAACGAAAGGCATAGCCAGTTCGTAGCTATAACTACCAAAATTCATTTTTTATCTTCCTTGTCTTCAAGACCAACAGCGTCGAGTTTCTTATCTACTGCATTGGTCAGTCTTTCTTCCAGCGTCATAAAGATCTTTCTTAAAGCGGGCGGCAAAGCGTCGCCGTATCCAGCACGCTCGATGTTTTCCACGATCGACCCAAACTCGCCGCAGCAGTACGCGCAGAGCGTGACCGACTGAAAGACAGGAAGATCTTTGAGCACATACCAAAAACTCACGTCGAGCCCATGTGCCAATATGATGATGAAAAAGGCAATCCCTTTCTTCACCATGCCGGAATACAACGTCTTCGAAGAAAAGCCGGTAGTTTTAATTCCTGCCCACACGCCCGTGATGAGGTCAGCGATCACAAAGATCGCAAACCACCATGCAAGGGGAGCGACGTTCTGAAGTGTTGCGCTCCAAATCAGACCTAGCCAACCGCCAAGTACTGCCAGCGCACCTTCGACAGTTTTTGGAAGTAGATCGTGGAGCATGAATTACTCCACAAAAGCGTGGAGGTACCATCCCGCGATGCAACATAGAGCCGACGACACAATGCAGACAGCCCCCCAGAACATGCGACACTTTCTCCGTGTCCCCGTATCAAGTGAGGTTTTCTGGTCGTCAAGCCACGCCTGCGCTCGATAAAGCGCAGCATCCTTCAGCTCTTCAGCGCTCACGCCGAGCGAAGCGAGCATCTTTTTCAAGTCTTCAGAAATCATCTTTCGTGTCCAATAAAAAAGCCCGCAGGGTTTTGGCCTGCGGGCTCGTGTTAAAAGGGTTGCGTCTGCCCGCCGAGTTTGGCTAATGCATTTGCAATCTGCGCTTGATTTTGAGTGAGCTCCGTGACCGCAGTTTCCAAAGCATTTATGCGATCTGCATAGTTAGAGCCAGATGAGATCTCTGATCGCACTGTCTTGAACTCAGCTGCGATGCGCTCGACTGCTAGATTGATTTCTTCAGAAGTCGAGCCGAGCGCCCGTGCGGCAGCCATGAAGGCCGCCGCTTTGACGAGCAGATCGCCGGCATCGTATGCGGCGTCTGTCATTACAACTCCTACTTCAATGCAGCCTCAAAGGTCGCAACAAAATCAGTCGAAGCTCCAAGAGCGGTCCTAAGCGTCGCGATGTCTGAAGCATTCGCCTGGATTGCTGCTGTGTTCGTGTCGACCTGATTTTCGATAGTCGAGAGTTTTGACGTGTGACCATCAACAGTTGTCTTCACGCTTGCGATTGTCGATGCGTTGGTCGCAGCAGCTGTCTGTGCAGCATCGGCAGTCGACTTGACGGTGTTGAGCTCTGTCTTCGTGGCGTATCCCGAGAGATCGGGCTGGGCGCCAATCTCAGAAAAGTCAGTCCACGTAATCGATTCCGGTGTATCACCAGCCGCGGCAGTGATCGTGCCAATTCGGCCGTACAGCTGATACCGACTGTCATCTATACCACCGACGAGCTGGACGATAACAGAACCTTTACGTCGAACGCTCACAAGAAGCGGATCAGCGCTGAAATTCGTCGGGCGTTCGTTGGGCGAGGTAACGATGTACTCACCTTCCGCCGTCAGCGACGAAAGTGCGACATTTTCACCTTCTGCAGCAGGCGCCTTAAGCACTGTAGCATCAAGCTTCGAAGCAAGACCAGTCACCAAGTCACTATCGGAGGCAGCGCCGACGTTATCGCGTGCTTGCTTCTTCTGAGCGTCTGTGATTGTCTGAGCTTGATCGTAGCGGATGTGAGCGCCAGCCACCTCATTGAGCGCAGTAATTGCATCTTTATTAGTTGTGATTGCGTCTTGAAGTTCTTTCAGAGTATCGAACTTATCACCCGCGCCATCGAGCAACTCGTCCTTTACGGCCTGCTTCGCAGCCGTGATCGCGTCTTCAATCTTTGTACTTGAGTATGTTGCCGTCGCAGAGGTATCCGCGTCGTTGATCTCAACTTTCTTCGCTAGTGCATTTTCAGCTGTAGCGATCTTACCTTCTGCTGTTTCGACGCGCTTCGTGAGTGCCGTCACTGCCGTTCCGCCGCCGTCTGCTTTTTCAGCAATTTCGTCCAAAACGACATCCAACCGCCGTCCATCGGAATGATCGATGTCGACAGTATCAGCCATGCCGAATGTGCCGTTGTTTTTCGGTTTGATTTTGTCGATGAGATAGACTGCCATTTTTAAAGATCCCCCTTCAATTTAATTAAGCAATGACAACCTTCGTTGCGCCAAGATTCGCATTCGTCGACTTGTAGACGTCGTAGGACTCGGTATAGCCTGCCGGATTTTCGTAATCGAAGGTCTTAAGCAGACTAAAACCACCTTCAAACCCACCAACCGTAAACGATGGCGTGCCCAGACGATGAGGAATGGCGTAGTAGATAAACTCACCTTCTCCAGCTGTGACATCGATCGTGCGGGCACGTGAGCCCGAAAGTACCTTCGTAAGGCCTGCGACGAATGCTTTATCAGCGCCATCAACGTCAACTGTGCCCACACCGTAGTAGCAGCCATTGAGAAAGCTGATTGACGTGGTCTTAGTGGCTTTGGCGTCTCGATCGTCGGTGGCGGTCAAGGTGTAAGTCTTGTTCGCAGTGATCGTCAGCCCAGTAAGTACTTGCTTCGTAGAAGCAACATCAATTGCAGTGCCATCAAGTGTGAGGCTCTTTGCCGTCTTGTTGAAGCTGTAGCTCAGCGTCACGTCAGTGACTGTCGATCCCATTTCGACGGTACCAACGTCATTAGTGAACGAATTAATCGCGATCGCTTTGTAGTTCAGATCGTCGAGCGCTTGCTGTACGGTCTTATCACCGTACGAAACCTTATCGGCAGACGTTGCCTGACCGCCTGCTACGATTTCGGCGCGGACAGACTTAAACTCCGCACCAACCCGGGCAAAGCCCTCGTTTGTACGCGTGTCAATTGACTTAACTTCATCAGCCATTGTTTATTTTCTCCATAAAGTTTGACTCGGATAGAGCAGCTTCAAAAGTCTGGACAAAGTCGTGAGGTTCACCGAAATGCGCCGCAAGCTTCGCACCAGACCACGTTGTGTCGGGACCATCCCTTTCATCATCAATCTGCACACCTACTGTGCCGACAACTTCACCGACGGTGAAAGTCGACTCCGAGACGGCGGTAATGAGAAAAAGTTGCCCCGATGAGTTGACAACCTGATCGCCCGCTTGGGCTCCAACCGCAGGTTGTAGATTTGTGAGCGACGCTGTCTGCTCCGGGTCGAGGGAACTGCAGAAGCGACAAGAAAAACCTTGAGACCCTTTTTGGCCAGGGGGGCCTTGGAGGCCGGGAACACTTACACGAACGATTCGACGACCAAAATTTGGCTGGCAGCACTCCCCGAGCGGTGGGATCATGCAGTTTCCGGATAAGGCCATCTGGTCACCTCCTTCGAGACAATTAAGCGGCCGCAGAGCACTCGAGTCACCTCACCGCCAGACGTAACGAGTTCGAGGTCGTAAACCCAAACGCCTTCAGGAAGGGCTTCAGTTACGGCATGCGGCCAGTACACTGTGAGAGATGATCCGCGGATAGTGATGCGCCCGTTCTCCGTTGTGAGCAAATCGACCACTCTCTCACTTGATGCAGATGGACGCACCTCCATGCGCGCTGTGCACCCAGTCAAATCGAGTTCTGAGTAGTCGTCCAAAAAACACAAAGGGCACCGACAGTCGGTGCCCTGATCGATGTGAAAATCGAGCTTCACAGTCATCTCTCCCCCCTCATACTTGGCGGAAGTTGACGTCGATGTATTTCTGCCAAATAACTTTCATAGCAATGGTCTTCATCGAACCAAAGTAGCGTGTCAATAAACGTTTTCGGCCACGTAAAACCCTCTTGAGACAATCGATATGCACGACTTGATAACGATTCATCGGCATATCCACCAAGCAACGCGTTCAGCAGTTGATCGATAGCGATGAGTACTTGCTTCAAGCGCCGCCACATCATTCGCTCACAGAAAAGTCGACGGGATGAAACGCAATTTCAATCACGTCAAGCTCGTCTTTAGTTTTTGCAGATTCGATAGCGTCGCGCAGCTTCCACTTTTCTTGATATGCGGCGCTGCCTGCAGCGATGATTTCGAGCTGCAACGTCTTTAGTTCTGAGAGCGTTACTTTGTGAGCTTCATTGTTGGCATCCATAAAGAGCAGACCAGTCTCGGCGAACGTAGTACTGGCTTCTGCCGCTACGATGAGACCGGTAACGTCTTGCATCGCACGGCTATCGCTGTCAACTTCAAAGCCGAGTGAACTTACAAGCGTTGCGCCATCGGCATACCAAGTTGTAAACATCGAATCGAGTTGAGCTGTTTTTTCAGCTTTGGCATCTTCGAACGTCTTTTCGGGAATTTTCTCGACCCTCCAAGAAAGGTTGTCACCTCTCACAACGTGGTACTCACTCGATCCTTCGGTCAGTTTCTGGAAAAGTTCGCGCAACTCACTGCAGTGAGCCGTCTGCGATTCATGCGAGATAACACCACAAGCGACGCATTCTGCAGCTGTTGCTGGCTTCTTTTCTGCATCAAAACCGTCACGCGTCGCGTTTAACTTGTAAAAGAAATGTTCCGTGTCTTCGGGCACGGCAGCTTCTGCAACATTGGCTGGGAGGCTGATCCCGTCTCCCATCTGCACCGAGCAGACGCCTTCAAAATAGCCGTCCTCGTCTACAAAAGGGAGGTCTTTGAGCAAATGATTGGATGGCATGAATGCGCTCCTCCTTATCTTCAAAAAAAATTGCGGCCTTAAAGCCGCGTGAAAAACGATTCGCAGTGGCTGACGGCCACGGTTTGTGTTTGCGTATCTATCCTTCTGGCGTTAAAAGTTGGTACCTGCGCATCTCATATTCAGGCCGCGTGACAGACATCGCACTCGGTCGATGGCCAGAAATCAGCTTGATGCAAGCTCGGCAGGAAGCTCGCAGGCGACGAAAAACACTTGGTCTTGAACCACCGAGAGGCTATGTCTTAAATGACGCCTTCAAACTTTGGTGTGGTCTAAAGAAAGGCCGCATCGTGAGTTACGCCGACGAACGTCGACGATTGGAGCGCTATCTCATCAAACCCCTCGGAAGACGCCAGATTGACGAAATCTCTGCACCACTCGTCATTACAACCGTTAAGCACATCGAGGCAGAGGGGCATCAAGCAACACTGAAGCGCGTTCTCATGCGAACGCGTGAAATACTTGACCTCGCCGTGTGTGCGGGCTACATCCATCACAATCCTTGCGAACGTTTGAGCCGTGTCTTTGCAGCTCCTGTTGTTACGCCCATGCCGGCACCGGAGTGGCATGAACTACCAAACATCATGCAGGTGATGAAATCCGCTCCCGTACGTATGCGAATTCTTTTCCTTTTCTCGACCTGCTCAATGCTGCGTCCTGGGGAAAACGCAAAGCTCAAGCGTTCATGGATTGATGGCGACATCCTCACGATCCCCGCCAAAGAGATGAAAATGGGGCGTATGCACCGTGTTCCGCTCACTGTCTTCATGAAGCAACTCCTCGAAGCTGAGCTACGCCTTTCTCCCCATCCCAGAGGAGATGTCATCTTTGCGGCCAAACAAGCAGGCAAACATATCAGCACTCAAGCGCTTGCTAAGTATCTGCATTCAACGCAACTCTCAGGGAAGCTCGTGGCCCACGGTCTACGTTCGATGGCACGATCGTGGATGGCAGATCAAGAGATTTCTTTTGAAGTCGCTGAAGCATGCCTTTCACATGTTGCTGGCTCTTCGGTATCGCGGGCCTACCAAAGAAGCGACTTTCTCACCGCACGCGTTCTAGTTATGACGCGCTGGAGTTCCTTCATCAAGCGCTGTGCCCGAGAAGCCGATATGCTCGATGGAATCCTTGAACCTGAGCGGGACAAGATCTGATCTAATCACCCCATGTGACATGTGCCTAGCCCTGCGTTTAGAAGCTACAGAACGCAGGGCTAGAAACGTGCTTTTGATGACCGAATATAAGTGGAGGATTTGACGTTGTTCAGAACATAAAGGCTAATGCAGCAGAGGGTCCCTTTTTCTTCCCGGACGGTCAGGGAGACGACTATAAGGTCGGCGGTAACGTCTCTGTTCACGGATGGCTAGGGTTTGTGGCTTCGCGCGCCAATGTGGTTTTTGGTACATCTGATGGAGTCCAACCAGCATCGATGGCACTTCTTCCGTGTATTAAAGCTTGATACAGGGAAGGAGCGTGATTGCTGGTGGTTGTACTGTAGAACTATTGCCATAAATGGACGAAAAGCTCGCATATTCGCTGACGGCTGAGTTCGTTTAGATATCGGAGATATCAGGGCGTCCCGAAGCTCGTCTGTCTACGGTAGTTCTTCTGGCGTCCAACCACCATCCATGGCCTTGCTCCCCTGCATTAGAACTTAATACACGCGAGTAACGCCATGCTCGGCGGCTGAACAGATGAAGACCGTCCAAAGATAGCTGTTTCACGAGATGCGTCGATGGCCAGCCTCGGATTTGAATCACTTCCATTAAAAGTAGCCGTCCATTCGGTCGTCAAGTAGACACTACCACTATCTGGGTGACCAACACGTCCGATCATTTTACCAGTGATATTCGGGCCCGAATATAACGGGTAACGTCAATGTGGCTAATGGGTGGGGCAGCATCGCAGATGCCGGCGCTTTATATAGAGAAGGGACCACGCAAGCCCCAGGGGGTGGAGCCGCAAACGGCACTTATGTGTACTTAGTGGCGTCTAGATCTTCTTCAGTTTTCGGCTCATCTTCGACGGTTCAGCCGCCCGCAATCGCTTTGTTGCCGTGCGTTAAGACTTGATACAAGGGAGCAAGGCCATAGATGGAGGTTGAACGGTTGTACTGTTGCCGTAGATTTCGTTAAAACAAGAGGCGTCAAATTCCAAACGGTAATTTGAACCGTTGTTATGCCCGGTATAAGCTGTATCACCTACGTTAACGGGCTTGAGTGCCCCATTTTGTTCATAAAGTAAGCCGTCCCAAGGCGTAGGTAATTTATTGATTTGACCCGTTATATTCGGTAATCCAGCGCTTTTAAACGTTCCAACTGACCCAATTGAGGTTGTACCCTCGACGAAACGATTCGCTAAATTTGGCAAGTTAAAAGTTGTACTTCCATCACCACTGCCATGTTTTGTACCAATAACTGCGAAAAGCGCTGCGTATGTCGATCGACTCACAGCTGCACCGTTGCAGAGAAGCCAGCCATCAGGAACTGAATAGAAGTGTCCAAGCATTCCTGTTGGCATGCTCAACGGCTTTAGCTTAGGGAGTAGATCATTCAATGCCTGAGAAATTTGAGTAAGAGTTGCCATGCCAACCTCTTCAGATGTCAGATGTTCACAGTTTCACCACCCAGCTTGGCAACAGCCTGGGTCAACTGAGTGACAATTATTTTTAAAGATTCAACTTCTTGTGCAGTTGTGCCGCCAATCGGTCGTCCGCCTGGCGTAGCGCCATCACCCGCATATAGTGTCCATGTTTCTGTATTCAGCACAACTTCTCGATCTGCAGGAATTATTTGAGCCAGTTCGGCAGTCGTGTAGCCTTTAATTTGGATAGCTACACCGCCTACCTGAAAATCGAGAGGTGTTGCGAGTTTCTTTGCTGTCACTGCTCGCTCAGCAAGATGCAGCTCTTTCACTGATCCTGCCTTGAGCGCAGCACCATCAAGAGCCCCATCTTTAGTCCATTTGAAAGACTGCAACGCCTCAAGAAACTGTGTGATGCTCGGCGGCTCGACTTGCGTCATGCCGCATGCATCGATCACCGAGATGCGCATCTGATCTATCAAATAGAACCACGCAGCCCCTGGTTTGGTTGCGGGAGTCCCGGTTTTTGGATTGCCGGACGTTGGATAACCCTTTGAACTCAAAGTGCTTAGCGACGGTGGCGAATCGATCGCGGACGCCTGCCAATAACCTGCTGTCATGCTTCTTCCTCATAGATGAAAATTACGTATACGTGTGCAGGTGCAAGCGCACGTATCATGCACTCGAGAAGTGCATTACCCCATCGGGCAAGATGCTCATCAACACCCCACGTCACATCGAAATACTCGGCGTTTCCGTCGGACCTGATAGTGATGCCAAGAGTCATCACCGTCGTCCATTGTTCGTCCCAGAGCGCGTCGTCAACTGTGCTGTCGACTGTGTGCTCCGTGAATGTCGTCACTTTTGCCTGATAGCCGAGAGTGCCGGCGAGCGACTCGAAAAATGCAGCCGTCAATCCCAAATTTGAAGTGATCTTTGCGAGCAGTTCCTGCCGCATTTGTTCACGAGATGGATCAGCAATCGCTGCGAGACACTCTGACGGAATACCCCACTCGTCGAACCATCGTTCAAGCTCCTCAATAGAGGAGCGCGGATCAGCCTCTTCAAGTACAGCATTTGCACGCTCGTCAACTCTTGCAGCCTCTCGAGCTAAGGCATACAGAATTGCGTCAAGCATGCCGCCCTGCCGACGATGCCAGATCGGGCCCCGCGGAAGCAGAGCCTCAACTTGATGCGCATAATGTTTTTCCGTCAGTGCCATATCACACCCATGTGATCGTGCCAGGAACGTAGATCTCTCCTACGACCGTACTCACATCATCTGTTGGCGTCACAATGCGATAACTCTTCACCTCCGAGACGCCGCTAATTGCTCGATCGATTGAGGTTCGCAAAACGGCGCCGCCAGGGACAGCTTCAGCAAGCACAACGCTCTCGATCGCAGACTCGATCTTGGCCTTCACGGCTTCATCGTCCGGGAGTATGTCGAGCGTGATGTCGAGCGGTTTCGGGACTGGCGCGACTACGTGCAATATTGCCGTCACCGGCATTTGTGAAGTGATGTACTCATCGACGCGTTTCACCATCGTCTCTGTCGGTATCCCGTTTGACGTCATGCCGTCTGTCATAAAACGCACCGTCACATGACCTTGACCGAGCTCCTGGGGATAGCACCACGCTCGAGTGACACCTGAGACCGCAAGCGTCCAAGCAACGTAATCCGCCCTTGTCCCAGCTTTGGGCGGGCTTTTCTGGCGCTGAAGCAAGCGCTCGCGCAAGCTCTCATCGTCCTCTGCCTCTGCGCCGCCAGTAAGTTCGTCTGCAGTCGCTATGCTCATGATCCCCGCTATAGGACTGACGAGCGTAAGTTCCATGCCGGCTTCTGAATTGCCCGAGGCACCCGCCACTGCAGCTTCGATAGGAGCTTTACCATCGATGCTTGCTGCGGTAGTTACGTAGACGCTGCTATCTTCAGCTTGAAGCTGTGTACCGACCGGCACGGTGCCAGCGCCGATGAAGGAGACTTCACCAGTCGCAGCTGAAGCTGCTTTGCGGTAGATACCGTATTCGGACGCACGGCGCTCAAGATACGCACCTTCTGCTGTCGTCGTGAAGCACTGTCGCAACACGAAGGCGATAAATCCATGCAAACCATGCGAAACGCCTGAGATAACTCGCACTAGCACAGGTACGAGCGACCAGCGCATAGCCTTCTTTCCCATGCGGCTCTCGGCATCTGCCTGCACACGTTTAATGATCTGCGAAAGAGTTGGTCTTTCAAAAGACATGTCAGCTCCAAACGTTTTGGAAACGAGCGGCAAGCGCTTGCGTGTCGTCAGGCTTGAAACAAACGACTGTGAGCGTCAATTGATCTATATCGCTACGCTCAGCAGTCACCTCGATGCGAGCGACAACGGCATCTTCAGTGAGCCATTTAAGCGCCTCTTTGGCGTAGGCCTCAGCGCGTCTGAGCATCTGCGGAAGCATCTTCTGACGCTGCAGCAACCACAGCCGCGAACCGATCCGGTCACCAGTTTCCTGAGCAAATGTGTCGCCCCACCAACCCTGGCGGTATGGCGCTACCGGACCATCATCTGCAGCCGATTTACGCCATGAAAAAAGGCTGATAAGTACAGCTTGCGCTAGCTCATCAGCCTCAAAGTCAGAAATGTCTGCTGTCTTTCCGTTAAGAATTAGTTCCATAGATACCTTAGTTTTCAGCGCCTCCGGTTTGGCCACTGCCTGGTTGCACGCCAGAGTGTTTGTGAGTTTTGAGACCAATGCCGTCCGCTGTGACATCACCACCCGAAACCTTGATGTCACCCGTGACAGCCGCACCGTTGCCTCCAGAGATAGCCATGCCGCCGGTGCCGGTGATAAGTTTTGCCACTTTTAGTGCGCCGGTGATTTCAACCGTTGGAGCATCGATCTTCACTGAAGCCGCTTTGAGAGTCGCAGCACCGCTCACTGTTGCGGTCAGTGTGCCGCCGACGGTCGCCTCGAGCTGTTTGTCTGTGTGGACCACAATTCCATCGCGCGTGAGATGCACCCTCTGTCCTTGGTCGTCATAGAGTGCAACTTCACCGGCTTTCAATTTCGTCAGCCGATAGCGCCGGTCAGCGATACAAAAAACAATGCCGTGGCTGCGATCGCCGCCGAAGAATGCTGCAAAAGCTTCCGGCTGTTCATCGTCAAGCGGCTCAGATGTAAACCCATAAGGCTCAACGTGCTCAAGATCGTCGCGTACTTCATCTGCAAGCAGCCTCACCTGCACCACGCGCATCTTTTTTGTGCCGTCCGCCGCGGATACCGTCCCGCGGGCAAGCACATCATCCAATCTGCCCATAAAAAAACGGCCACATCTCTGCGACCGTCCTCATTCGTATATTCGTATGTGACTGGTTCAGTGCATGCGAACCCACTCACCTTTTGACGACTCGTGCCACTCTTCTTCCTGTCCGTCGCGCCCGTAGCGTTCGACAAAGACCCGATCATCTTGCACCTGTATTCGCTTGATATCTCCGTCTTTATGAGGCGTCACAATATTAGGATTTAGCTCGCTGTGATAAACGCAGTTTCTGTCACTCAACAGACCGTACTTGTTGATGTATTTCTCACAGACAAACGCACCGGCAAAGCTCGCCTGAGCCATCGCAATTAAGCTTAATGCCGCAACGAATCGCCTCATTTCACACCTTTCCAAGCATTCTTAGTTACCACGTTACTTTGAGATGATACATCTCGCTTAAATGCCGACGGCAAACTAACTTCCAGAGTTGTAATCATTCCGCTCGCAGAAAGCTGAAAGATAATTTTTGTCACCAACATCAAATCGCTGCGCTTCAGAATTTCGTCTTCAACACGAATAAATTGATTAGGACGCCACAGAGTGCCGTCGCTTTGACGCCATCCTTGTATTGTGTATGACGCTTTCAAAGACACTCCACGGCGATATGCAGCTTCAAAGTTAGCTCTCGCAGCACACATCTGCCCGCCACTCTGACCAGAATCCTTCAAAACCAGAAGTCGGAAGCGGCCTACATCAGAATCTGTTGCTGTACCTTTGTCTTCCGCTGCAGATCGACCAAAGTCAGTATCAATTCCTGCGTGTTGACCAACAGCGATGTAGTGCGAATAACGCTTTGAGAAATCGAATGCCGAACTGCCAGCAAGTATGTTGACGCCCAATTCAAGCGCGTCCGCCGCTTGTCCGGCGCTCCCCGGCTCTGTGATCACGAGATTTCCTAGCTCGTCATCCATGACGACTAAGTTCTCTTTCGTAATCAAGCGGTTAATTGACTCAAATACCTTTTCGCCGGGATTTACTGTGTGATTTGTGAGCGTCTTACCTATGCCGACTTCATCTTTCACAGTTACACCGTAAGGCTTCGCTAAATCCGCAATGATTTGGGAAACGGACTGATTTTTCCAAGAAGTTGCGGGATTCGTACTCGTCGTTGTTATCGCTGTGCCACTTTTGCCCTTTACACCAACCCAAGCGTTCTTCGATCCCGCTGCCGCATATGCGGCTGATGGAGGACAACACTCCACCAAATCGACCGTTCTCGACTTTCCTTGTATCTGCACCTTAACAGACTTCCCGTCATACTGGATTGGTGTCGAGGAGATCCATCCGGTGCAAACCAAATCATCGCCGATGTAAACCTGCACTAAATCTCCGTTTCGAAAAAAAACGAAGTCGGTACTACCAGGGAATTTCTCTGTCACCTCCAGCGCGAACGCGCGAGATAGCTGCTCGATGCCCGTTTCGATTCTTACAGATTTCCAACCACCAAAGCGGCGGCCACCAATACGAACCTCAACTCTGTTGTCAGTCATTCACTCAAAATCCTTAACGGAGACGCGGGACAGAAGCCTTCATGACGAACCCCATTTCGGAGTGCTATTTCCGAATCGCGAGTTGCATCATCGTGATAGTCGTAGGCAAGCACCACAGCAGGAACAACATCCGTTGGTGTCACAGTGATTAAGCGCTGCTGCAAATCTGCACGTGATGTAAGTACCTCAAAGACTGCGACGCGGGCATCTTCGATCTTTTTGTACATCTCATCATTGGTCTCGAGCAGAAGCTCCGTATCGAGTGCCTCTGTAAGCACCGTACGAGTTTCAATGAGTTCATCGTAGCTCCTGACATGAACTGTCATTTCGGAAAGATCGTCCCTAGTCGTGAGCGTCGTGCCTGGCGCCGAAGAGTCTTTGTCAGAGCCCACGAGAGCGCTCACGCCGACCATCTGCGCGATAAGAAGCTGACGCGTCAGCGTTTCTACCGCCGCACGATTCTTCATCACAGTCTTCTGCACATCCGAGAGTGTCGTCCCTTCCTCAACGACCTTTCTGTAAGCTTTAGTGCCAGACGAAAGTTTGTCGTGCCCGACCAAATTTTCGAGCTGCTTCGCCACACTGCGCCACGCAGAAACAGTTGTTGCCCACCGCGAAAGTCCTAGCGCACCGGCGAGCTTCGTCGCGAAGATCTTCGGATCAGTTGAAAGCAGTGACATGGCCTTCGACGCAGTCTCAGCTACTCCCTCAGCAAAATCGAAGATTTTGGAGAGTTCCGAGTTACTTATGATCCCTAGACAGTCGAGAATGTCACCCTGAAGCGCAGAGTCGATGTACTCGTTGATCGTCTTAAGATCAATCGACGTCACAAACCGATCAATAGCTGACTCTTCGACAGCATCTGCAACATCGAATGCTTCACTCTCAGCGTCCACCGAAATCGTCGGAAATTCGAGAATGCCGGCCTCTGTCGCGGTGATTACCACCGACGCAACTCCGAGTGCTGCATCAAATTTGAGCTCTGAGATGGAGGTAATCGTCACCTCCATCTCGCCCAGCCAAGGGTGTATGAGCGTGCCAGACCCTGGAGCCTCCAGCTCTGCCATTAAGGATTGAGCCTGCGCGATATAGTCATCACCAATAACGAACGCAGTGAGAGTGATCTGTCGCGTCGCTCGCCCTAAATCTTCAACAAATGGCTGATCCTTTTGAGGATATTCGTGGACCACCGTACGGCGCCCAATTTTCAAACCTGACGCAGTCACCTCAAAGGGTATACCTCTAAAGCTTGCCGGCTGAAGCTGATCAGAGAACTTACTCATCCAAAACCTCAGTATGAGTACCGGTCGGCATAACCGACGGAGCCAAGAATGTCGAGGCCGCCACCGCCTTGAGCGTCAGTGATCGCCGCCGATGCGCCGCCGGTCGCAGTTACGTCGACCGCGACGCGGCCACTCACCTGCTGCGATGCAGTTAAGTTCACTGGCTCGACCCGCTGCACGGTTGCGGACTGTGTGCTGCCCGATGTTTTCGAGTCGCTCGAGAACCAGTTCTTCACGAAGTCAGGCACGAGGGAGGAGAAGTCGAAGTTTGCGAAGAAGTCACGGATGATTCGACCAACATTTTGTACGCTTTTCTTGACACTCTCATACCAACCAGTACAAGCCTTCGCCCACGAATCTGGAAGCAAGTTGAACACGCTCTTGATGACATCATCAATACTGCGGAGCACCGCTGGAAAATCTCCGCGGAAAACTGCTTTAGCCGTTGAAAGTATCGAAGAACCTACTGCCCCAAATCGGTCGGTGAGACGATCCCATGCTGCGGCGACAAAATCGACACAGGCCTGAGCACCTTCCTTGATTGCTGGCCAGATGCGATCCCAGTTCGCGATCACAAGCCCCGCAGCAATTGCAACGGCGCTGATCACGAAGCCGACGGGGCCGAGTGCACCAGCCATAGCGACCCCGACTGTGCGGGCGATAGTCGCAAGCGTGCTGAATGTCTGAATCATCGTCATCACACTCGAGCCGAGCGCGACGACAGCCATAATCGTCTTTCCTGCCATAATCGCGCCCATCGTGTACAAGACTGTATTGAAACCACCTACAGCATTGAAGGCACGAATCGCGTAATCCGCAAAAGCCAGGATTCCACTCACGATTCCTTCGAAATCAATACTCTCAAGCGATTGCGCGAAGCGCTCAGCAACTTGGGCGAACTTCTCAGAGAAAGCCTCCCGATTTGCGACGATCATGGTCTGGATACGCCCAGTCATGCGTGTGATTGTCGGCACTAATGATGAAGCTATTGTGTTGCCCACTGAAGCCACAACAAGATGTAAGTTTGTGAACCCCGTGCTCAGATCAGAAGCTGATTTCACCGCATCCCGACTCATTACGATGCCAAGTCGATGAGCTTCGGCACTCATATCGTCGAGCCCTGCAGCTCCAGCAGTCAGCATCGGTAAGAGCTTGCGACCGCCCTCACCGAAGACGGCCATTGCCATCGAGGCTCGCAACGTCGGATCCTCGTTTCTCTGTATTGCGTCGGCAAAGTCACGGAAAACTTCTTCAACCGAGCGCATGTTCCCGGCAGCACCTTTCATCTTGATGCCAAGAGCGTCGAAGAGCGTTGCTGCTTTCGATGTCGTGTCCATCCCCGTTGCGATTTCATTCATGTGCTTGCCGAAATCCTTGAGCGCATCTTCAAGCGTTTCCTGAGAAGCGCCAGCCTGCACAGCAGCGTAGCCCCACTCTTGCAGGCGTTCGACACCCACTCCGACGCGCTGACTCATCTTGTCGAGTCCATCGCCAGTTGCTGTGAAACTCGAGACCGCCTGTTGCATACTGAAGCCGACAGATCCAGCTGCCGCGGCAAGAGGACCGCCGACAATACTGCCGAGGTTTTTTGCGTTCTCGGCAACGTCCATCACAGACCGATTGAAGAGTCTTAACTGCTTCTGGAGACCCGTGAATTTCGTCGACTGAATGACTTTGGCAAGTCCAACCCATCGGGCGGAGAACGCTTTGACCACTGGCGATGCAACGTCTCTGATCGCAAGAACGGCAGTCAATCTAAAGTCTTTACCCGCCATCTGTTCTCTCCATTGCGATGCGATTCCATTGAGCCACGTAAAGATCCTGTTCCGAAAAGGACATCTTCATAGTCTTCGAAGGAGCGAGCCTCCACACATACGCGAGATCAAAGCATCGCGCCAGGATGTCTTCTACTCGGCCCCTTCCCCGAAAAAACCCATCACCATCCAACACAGCACATTGAAGTCTTTGAGTGCGAGTGTCTCAATTACCGAAGGCGGCAGCCCTGCGAGTTTTGAGATGTAAGCTGCGCACACAGCAGTGTTGAGATGAGGCATGCCGTCAAGATCTACTGTGTATGGCATACCAAGCTGTTTGCACATCTTTGTAGTCGGCTCCTTCAGATCGAGCTCGCTAATCTTCTCGCCAGCGTGTTCGATCGGATGCTTCAATTCGTACTTCATGCCAAATCTCCATCCAGTCCTTCAAACCGAAGGCTGATCGTTCCGTCTACAGGCTTAAAGGCTGCGTCACCTACAAGCCACGCATCACTAAGTGTGTAAACCATGCCGTTTGCGCATTCAGCGGTGATCGTCATGGATTCACTTTCCATGAGCGTTTCAGTAGGAAAGTCAGAAGTCACAATGAAGTCGCCTGCGATATAGGGCGTAGCGATCGTCTCCTTGAAGCCAACTGGGCCACCCGTCGAAGCCATCGTCTCACGAGTGACTTTTGCCATTGGGAACTCTAGGTTCCCCTGCAGTTCGAGCTGCTGACCGTCAACTTTGAAATAGCAGGTACCTGCTAGTCGCTTACCCATTTGTTATTCCTCCGCGTACTGAAGACGGAACTGGTTGAGAAGTGCGAAAACACGCAGCTGATTTACATAGTCGGGCGGGAACAGCACATCGAGACGATTTGGATTGTCCGCATTGCGTTCGACGATGAGGTACTTCTTGAAAAGGTCCCTGTTCTCACAAATGCCTGCGGTCTCTAGACGTGCATATTCAGCTACGAGTTCGCCGCGGATCACAGACGGTGTAACTATTGCCTGACCAGCGCCGTAGCGAGTTCCGTCGCTCGCGAGCTTATGGCGCGCGTACTTCGACGTGATGATTGATTTGAGTCGGCGCAGCACGTAGGCAGATGTATGCAGCGTCTCGGAGTCGAGGTAGGACGCATCGGCGTCGCCCATAGAGTTCCTCTGATACGTCGTGATCGCCCTTTCGATCTGCACCGTGCCGCTCACAGTCGTGAGCGTGGCGATGCCGTTCTCCAACAGTGTCTGGCGCTCCGTGAGAATGAATCGATTCTGCGTCGGCGAGGCCATGACGCCGGTAAGAGCTCCTGTCTGCGTCGGACGGGCCGGATCGGCCGAAATGAAGACCGCAGTGCGCGCGACGTAGGCCGCGAGCACCTCTTCAACCGCAGTCGGCATCGAAGGCTCGACGCCGACGATCGTCATGTGCTGGTCGTTGCGAGCCGCACCGAAGGTCTTGAGCTCTTCGAGCGTACTGCGCTTCGCGGTATACACGTGGCCGTAGATTTGGCGGAAAGGAGACCAACGGCCCGATGTGTCGTTCATCTCTGTCTTGAACGCATCGAGCACGACGGCGTCCGAGTAGGGACAACCGATGAAATCGTACTGTTCGTCGCCCATAGCTTCGATTGCCTGATCAATCTCGGGATCAACCGTTCCGCCAGACATTGGCGTGATTGTCACGCTGATACCGGAAGGTGTCGCCTCGCCATTGATAAGACCACGAAGGTTGAGTGCAAGCTGAATGCCATTTCCGATCGTACCCTTCGTTCGTGCTGCAATCGTGCAGATTCCGTCAGCGGCACCTGCCGTAACCGGCAGATCCTTTGAAATAGAGATTGAGTCTGATAGTGCAATCGCGATTTGAGCACCCGTGTCACCTTCTTTCACGGCCACCTGCAGGCGTTCGCCTCCAATGTAGAAGGAGAGCGTACCGGCCTCGAGGGCGGTTCCTGTAATCTCGACCTTGCCTGCTGCCGCACCTGCAGACTGACCATCGGCTAATGGGACACACACGAGCTGACCGAAGCTGTCGACGGTACGATAGGCATCTACCATACGTGCGAGCATCGAACCGCGACCGAAGAGTTTCTTCGCCATCGCTACAGTCGAAACTGTCACCGGCACACCCTCTTCGGCCGTTCCCGACTCAAGCTTCTGACCAATCAATAAACTCTGAGAAGTATTAGTCGGCGTGTAAGCCGCAGAATTATCCATCTCAGCATAAAAAAGCGGCACTCGAATGCCGCTCGGAATGGTATTGAAAGAAATACTCATAGATCCACCTTGATATGTCCTTCGAGCCGGCCATCCGGCTGATCTTTCTGCATCGACGGATCAATGCAGTCCACATCGACATCCATGCCATCGAACGGCGACAGGGCATCGAGCTCTACCTTCTGGTAAGTGTCAGAAGTATCGATGTAGGTCTCAAAAGAAAACTCAAACTGATAGGCCGCACGTGCCGCGTCGATGTAGATGAGAACTCCGCCTTCGTAGACGATCTCACTGAACTCATCCTTGGGCTTCATGTGCCACGAAAGAATCGCTCGAAAGATCTCTGGACGCAGTACTTCAAGCCACCGACCGGCATCCTGCCCACGTTCATCTGCACAGTTCGGCACGACTACGATCACCCCGAAGGTATTCGTAATCACCTGGTAATACCCGTTATTGGACTCCTGCGCTCCTGCATCCTCACGAAGCGGAACAACGTAGGCAAAAGGCACAGGCGCATTTTCAGCGCGCTCAAGGCCTGCCCACTGCGCTGCGCCGCCAACCCTCTGGTGAAAGGAAGGGCAACGCTCCCGCAATGCGCTAATGATTGGATCCAGCTTCATACAATCCCCGGCTTAATGGCATTGGCTAGCGCGTTTGCCATCGTTTCATGAAATATTCCTGAATACTGCTCGGCTGCTGCTGGAACAAAGTTCTTACGCGGCTTCGCTACCTTCTCACCTGGTCGTTTCTTGTGACGCCGCGATTGCTCCAGCGTTTCTGATCCTGGACCCCGGTGCCCATAAACGACAAATGCCGGGTAATAAACCGGCATTCGCTGAGTCTTCGTCGGATAAACCGCGACGGAGTAGCCTGATCGGGACACTTTGACGCGTAGAGAGCGTTGCAGTTCACCAGAGTCGCGGCCTGGAAAGTCACCAGCCTCGGAAACAGACCGTCGCGAAATCAACTTTCTGGCAAGTTTACGAACGTCATTACCTGCTTTCCGGAGTGGCTTACGCAACTCTTTCGAGTCGTAATCAATCGTTCGAAATCCAGAATCGACGCGTGTTTGAACCAACATTTGCTTTCTCCTCGACGTCAAGCACAGTGAACCGGTTGAACCCGCCAAGATCAGCAACGCGCTGCACGCGGTAGCGGATGCCGTCAACCTCAAGCTCAACCACCCCGGCGAAGTCCTGCGGGCGAGTGCGACCTTTAATGCGACGTACCGTGATGCGGTGTGTCACGCCGGAATCGACCTGCTTCGCGCCCCAGTAGATAGTCGCGCCCACAGGTTCGATCTTCCCCCAGACCTCATCCTCGTGAGCGGTCGCCTTCGAGAAGCCTAGGCGATCATCCGGGAGATGGACGGTGAAGAAGATCTTCACGCGGTGGTTGAGCTCTCCAATCTGCGGAAGATTCATAGCCACACCCTGTAGGGATCAAGCAGCGCATTAACGAATGGCAAGGGCTTGAGCTCTCCGGCAGTTGCGGCCTGGCGCTGTTCGTAGAAGTGTGCAACCTGAACCAAGATCCACTGCCGGATGCCCGCTGGGATGTCTTCAGCATTGGTGCCGAATCCTTCGACTCCATCACGAGTGATTAGACCACGTTGAAGCTCGTGTTCAGCCATCTGCGTAGCAGCTAGCACGAGACTGCGGATGAGATCATCGTCCCCGTGCCAGTCCACGCGAAGGTGCTCCTTTGCGGCCTCGAGGCTCACTGCCCCGACGGCCGTTGAGGTGTCGATCGTCATCCGCATCTCCATTTACTTCGTCGAGACTGGAAGTACGAGATCTCCACCACAGAGAGCCTTAGGCCGCTCGACGCCAAAGCCGAGACGACGCTCTGCACGGATCGTAACCAAATTCTTCTGTACGTTATCCATGTCCTGTTCGAACATCTCGACAGTCATGCCCTGGCGCGGCCAAAGCGTGGCGGCCTGCGTGAAGTCGCCAACGAGGAACTTCTTCTGCGGGATTGCCGGCGTCGGCCAGATCGGCAGGCCCCAGAGCGCCTTCGGAGCGATTGAGGCTGGATGACCGAGATAGTAGTCGCCCGAGCTGTTCTTCTCCATCTGCAGCCGCGACCAGTCGACCGGATTCAGAAGAATCACGTTCGGGCGGAAGAAGGCCTGTTCAACCTTCGTCTTCGCGTGAAGGATAAGATCAAACAGCGTCGCGCTCTTCGCGGGAAGATCGTCAGTCGTCGCACCATGCGGCGTGTACTGTCCGGCGGCGAAGATGCCGAGCAAATGATTCGTCGAGCCGTCACCGGAAACAAGTTCGTCTTCGACGACCAGATCAACCCCGTAAACAAGTCGCTGATTGATGTACGCGGCGAGCGCGGGTCCGTCAGCCATCAGCTGCTTCGAAACGCGAGCCATATGCGCGATCGTCTGGATCGTGCCCTGCTTGAGGGCGTACCCAGTCGAGCCGAAGGGTTTCTGACCACCTTCAGGGACGAAGGCCGCGCCATTTACGAGCTTCGTCTCGTCTTCCATCACGTACTCGTACGCATTGGTGGTGATCGGAATCGTCGGGAAGAGCGATTCGATTGTGAGCGGACGGTACGCACCGGGAAGAATTCCGGGGCGGCGGTAAGCCTGAACGACGCCGCCGGCCGGGGTGGTGATCGGATTCTGTGCCTCAGCCTTCGTATCAACCTGTTCGTCAAGATCAAAACGAGCACGGCCAGCACGACCAGTAACCATCGCCTTAAAGTTCTCACTTTCGACGAACATTTCACCGGCCGACTTCATGCGGACGGCCTCTTGCACCTTAACGCCTTTCTGTTGCACGTCAAGCAACTGTCGCGCAAGCTTCGTCTGTTCTTCACCGAGACGCTTGAGCTCAGCTTTGTTCGATTCGGAGGTAGCTGCCATCTTTTCTTCGATGCGGTCGATGGCCTCCATGATGTCCTTCGTTTCCATTTTCGGTTCCTTGCTAGATGGATTCCTCGAGCTTCTTGAGTCGCTCAAGTAGGTCTTTGGATGCCTTCTCTTCGGCCTCAGCCTCCCGCTGATCCAAGAAAAGTTTCCGGGATTTAGCGACGATTGCCGTCGCCATCGACTTCGAGAAACCGCCTGCATCCCGCAGGAAGTTCTCTAGATTTCGAATAGAGTCAATTTCGTCGAGGTCTTCGGACCTAACATCAGTGATGCGAGCCGCATCGTCTGCGGGGTAGCTCACGATCGAAATTTCGAGGAGCCGCCCGATCGACTTATATTCACGCCCGCCTCCATCAAGCTCTCGGCATTCAGCACCACGAGAAGAGAAGCCAACAGAAAGCCCATCGACAGTTCCATGCTTGAGAGCTGCGAGCACGGCATCAGACTGTGGATTGCCAGGCGTAAGCTCACCCTCGACGAGAAGGCCTTTTTCATCCTCGGCCGCAAACGTCCACTTGCCGATCGGCAAGTCCCACCGATGCCCGAAGAACATCTTCGGCATACCGTAGGTCTCAAGAGACTTCTTATAGGCACCGGGAAGAATCACGTCGCCATAACTATCTTTGCCGTTGAAGACAGAAGCGTAGCCACGGAACTTTCTCGTGCTCCCTTCCATCATCTTTAGCTCAACATCCTGAAGCGGGATGCTTTTGTACTGCACTGCCATCACTGCCTCACAGGTTCGCCATTTACAGGCGAATTGGCCGGTTGCACCTTTCCAAGTCGATGCAGCGGCACCAAGTTACTCTGAGCTGTGAGATCGTCACCGCCCGGAACAGGCGGGAGATTCTCCAGCTTCCGAATCTCGTTACGGCTCATCACGCCGTTTTGGGCCATCTGAGAGTAGAAAGCCGCACGTGTCTGTTGATCTGTGCGAAGGAAGGCGTCAGTCTTGAACTCGATTGTGAGTTCTGTTTGATCGACTCCGATCAACCGACGCTCAAGAGCCTGCTCGAGCTGCTTACAGAGCGGCCCAATGGTGTATGTGTGAAAACCTTTCGTGATCTGCTCGATCCCAGAGCCCCACGTGGTTACACCGCTTGCTCCTACAAGCACACTCGGTACGCCAAACCAACGGCAGATTTCCTCTACCGAAAAACGTCTCGTCTCAAGAAGCTGAGCGTCCGCCGGCGAAAGCGACATCTGCGTGTACTTCAGACCGCGATCAGCGATGATCAGGCCGCCAGTGCTCGATGTCATCTGCACCTTGAAGCGACTCATCAGATTCTTCAGCTGATTCTCGTTGAGAGCACTGTCGGTATACAGAACGCCAGTCGGCTTGCTGCCTTTCCCAAAGAGTGCATTTGCATTCTCCTGTGCATGCACAGCTTCGTTCATCGAAGCTCGCATGAACTCGAGCTTTGAGAGCCCCATGAACCCGTTGCCAATACCCTTCCAATGAATGACGTTTTCAGGCGCCCAGACCGAAATCGCGCCGTCCTGATAGTAGGTGTAGACCTCTCCTCCCCCCACGACAGAAACTTCCATCTGATCTGGAGACACCGGAATGAGCGCAATGGGTTCTCCGGAACTGTCACGCTCAATACGTGCGTATGCATTTCCTCTAAGTAAACGGTTAACGGTCATCGCAGAGTAGAACTCAGATGGTGTCATCCATGCATTTGGACGCTCATGAAGGAGCATCCATAGGCGACTGCTGCGAGCCGGTACACGACCTCCACCTTCGTCTGCGTAGACAAAGAGTGGCAACGTCCCAATTGTGTTCGCCAAAAGCTCAACACACGCATACACCGCAGAAATTTGCAGTGCAACATCTGACGGAATCTCTCGCGTCTGATCAATCACCGGCGCGAGAGGTAGCGGCACCTGCATCCCTGATGCAGTCCCGAGCGGACCTCCCCAACTCGTGATCCAGTTGACCAACCGGCGAACGAACATCTAAGTCACCATGAAAAAAAGGTTTGATCGGACGACTCTACAAAGCCAGCCCATCGGTCGTTGTCATCAACGATTGCGTTGCCGAGTCCCATAATTAGTGCGACCACACCATCGATCTTCTCTTCGTAGCGCTCCTTGCGCGGGAAGATGTTGTCCTTCGCGTCAACCTTCGCAACAACGTTGCCCATCATCCAAGTGAGCACCGGGTTACCGTCGTGGCAAATACGGTGATCGAGAACAAGTGCTTCGAGTGATTTCATCGGGTCCGACATGTTCTGCACGGTATTCCGGCACTCGATCATCGGCGCATCGTCCTCTGCGAGCGATGTAGCAAGCTGAGTTGCCTGCCACGGGTCATAAACAATGGCACTGACCTCATATCGAGAGAGATCAAGTCGCAAATCCTCCTCAACCACGTTCAAGTCGGTCATCGCACCTTCTGTAACGATCAGATAACCCTCTTCAGCCCACCCCACGTACTGAGAGTTTGTGGACTGTTCAACTGCGCGACGCGGCAGATAACACTGACAGAAGACGGCGTAGGTCGTACGGCCCTCATCATCTTCGCCGGGGAAAATCAAGACCTTCGCAGTCAAGTCAGATTTCGAGCCAAGGTCAAGGCCGATAAAGCACTTACGCCCCTCGAAGTCCGTGATGGACATCTCTGGCACTTCACAGCGTTTCCACGCCTGCATATCCATCCATGCTGTTGAAGCGGAGCACCATACATTGAGATGCTTTGTTTTGAAGTTGTTCATCGCCGATGGCAGCGCTATTGCTTTCTTTTGCAGCGACAGAACCATCTCTGGCATTACTGAGACGCCCCAATTCGGGTTCGCCTTCATGAGCGCTTCCTCAGTAGTCCAATCGTCACCGTCATCAAGACCATAGATGATTCCAAACTGAGTCTCATCACTGATCTCTTTTCCTAGCACTCGTGTGACCATCATGCGCACTTCGTAGCAGATACCCGAAGTATCAAAGCCGGCAGTCGTAATGACCCAAAGCAACGAGTTCAGGCGCTTGCCTAAGGACGTTTCCACTACGTCATAGACATCACGTGTCTTGTGAGCATGCAACTCATCAATGACCGCCAAGTGAGTGTTTAAGCCGTCCAGCGTTGATCCTTCCGCACTCTTGGCTTGAAAAGTAGAGTTTGTCGCTGGAACATAAAGGGCATTGGCCAAAACTTCCAAACCGAAGCGTTGGCGCAGCGGCTCGTTTTGTTTGGCCATCTGCTTCGCGTCACCGAAGACGATCTTCGCCTGATCACGCGTTGTCGCGAAACTGTAGACCTCTGCACCAGGTTCTTTATCGGCAACAAGACAATAGAGGCCCACACCACTTGACAGACTGGATTTGCCGTTCCCCCGTGGCACTTCAATGTAGACGCGCCGAAATCGACGACCGCCATCAGCACGTCGACGCCATCCGAAACTTGTCGTCAGGATGAAGATCTGCCAAGGCTCGAGCACGATTCTTTTCCCAGCGAGCGCGCCCTTAGTGTGTGTCAGGAGCTCAATGAACCGACAAACTTCGTTTCCCTTAGCTTCATTGAAAATGTAAAGACCTGAAGCTGCAAATCGCTCCAGGTCTTCTTTTTGGCGTTGACACGCAAGCTTGACCCACTCGCATGCAACGATCACTCCAGAAAGCACGCCCTCCATGTACTGGCGAGCGATACCACAGTAATTCTTAGAAACCATCGAATTCGTTCACTGGTTCATCTTTTGTCGCAACGTTCACGCGCGCGCGCGAAGAAGGCGTAAAACCGAGCTCCCTTTCGCAAGCAAGTAAGACTGTCTGAATCTGAACAAGTAGCTTTGCATCAGGATTCAATTCACGCCGTACGGTACCGTCAGCTTTCTCTGTGACGATCGTCGTGCCGTCGTGGTCAACAGCTTTAGCGAGCTTGCGATAGAGCGCGTAATTTCGTGCCCATCTTTCGAGTACGGTGAAATCGGTAACCGCTAATAGACCTTTCGGCGCATTTTCGACAGCGATCCTCCACGCCTCACGTGCTTCCTTCGTCAAACATTTCGGTGGTTGAGAAGAAAGTTCCGTGTTCGTTTTGGCTTGCACTTCTAGTGAACGACACGGCTGAAAAGTTCCGAGCGCTTTTTTCTCGGCGTCCGGTTTCCTCGGTCGTCCCATAGCTGAAACCTATCGATTTTGCATGCGTAAAAATTTAGGTAGGGGCGCGGTCTACAATCAAATGTGCTGAAACTTTTGACCCGCCCCTCCCCTGACTTGGAGAAAAGCATGGTTCTCGACCGCCAATACCAAAATGAACTTCTCAATTTCCTTTCGCAGGATTACCCCGAATACGAACATGCCCATGAGCATTGCCAGGAGCTATACATAACCGACCGTCTCAAGTACATCGGGAACATTGACTACCTGCAGCAACATGGTCTGCTAAGAGACGGAGTCCAATTAAGGCACGGCGTGGATGGCACAACTTCTGTTGGTGTTACTCCCTTCCCGAAAATCACAGAAAAGGGAATTGATTTCGTAGCGCAGGACGGTGGCCTAAGCGCCATCCTGAATGTTCAGACCGTCAAAATCCACCCAGACACGATTAAGGCATTGGTTGAGGCGCACCTGCTTTCTTCTTCTCTCGATCCCCAACAAAAAACTTCCTTGGTCGATCAACTGAAGAAACTTCCAGAAGAGTCCGCCAAACGCCTACTAGACAAACTTTTGGATATGGGAATCCAGGCAGCGCTGTCTTCTGCATCTGGTCTTTTTGGACTTCTGTAAAGACGACATCATGCCCGGCGATGGAAGCTATAAAACCATTGCCGGGCATGTCGGACCATACCTCCATCACCGTGTGGCCGGCTTTGACCATGAATTGGATGCACTGCGGCGTTACCAGCTGAATCATTCCTTCCTCTCATTCCCAAAACCTCCATCCTCAGAAGCCGTCTTTCGCGAGTGACAAGCGTGGCAGAGGGCTTGCAGGTTTTCCTCATCAAAGAGAAGGATCGGATCGCCACGGTGTGGCTTGATGTGATCGACATCCGTTGCAAGTGTGAGACGCCCTTGCTTCATGCACTGCTCGCAGAAAGGGTGCTGCGCAATAAAGCGATTACGAAGCTTCTGCCATCGATAGCCATACCCCCGTTTTGCAGAAGAACCCTTAAAAGCGGTCCTACGCGCCTCTCGAGCTTTACGAGCTGCAGCGGCATGCTTTTCAGCATCGCTTTTATGCTGTCCACAAAAATCAACACCACGCGGTACAGGGCGCCGACAACCGGGGTGTTTGCAAAACGTCATGAGAGGCATCACATGGAAGGCATCAAAGATTTAGCCAAAACCCAAATAGCAAAAAGCCCGCACTCAATCTCAATCGAGCCGGGCTTTCTTCTACTTTCTCTGGGCGCAAAAAGACCGCTCCTCTAGAGCAAGTCTTTCGCGTCTGAGACGGTATATAAATTTTGAGCAATTATAGAGGACGATGCAGAATTTTTTCAAGTCGGTTGCGAATGACCGTGCGTCCACGTTTGAGAAAGTTATCAACGTCACGATAGCGCATGCGCAGTTTGAAATGGCGCCATATCAAGGACAGCATATGCTCTCGGGAGACTGGGTATGCATAGAGCGCAGCTATGAGCGCCTTAATGCACCTGTCAGAATGCGTAGTGCACGGCATTCCTTGCCAGGCACGATTGACTTGAACTGCCTTAGTGATATCAACGGGAGAGTCACTTCCGAAAATGCCGCTCATAGCCCCGGCCTCAGCTATTAGGCGAGCCATAGGGGATCTTCCAGGACCTCTGCTTTCTCGACTCCATCTCCCCCAGTTGACTAAATAGTCTTCAAGTTCGTCGTCAGTCATTCTTCCTCCCAGTCAATTGCGATCACAATCGTTCCCGGCTTCTTAGGACTCAGCCATACCTGTTCTCGATGGTGGAAAAGACAATCGTCAAATCCAAGTGCATCGGCGATTCCGTCGTAGAACGACTTGCAACGTTCAACCATGTTCGACTCGTCACGGCGCCGGCGATCGGGAGGTTGAATGATCAGCTGCACGTTCAGCCGAGTTCCGCTCTTGAGCGTTGCAGGTTGTCCCATGAGCTCCTGTTTAGCTTTGACGAATGCTTCCTGCCGCGCAGCCTTCACTAAAGCCGCTTTTGCCGACCAATGACTCCGGCCGTTCTGTGAAAGCTTGACTCCCGGCCAAGGAAGGTCTTTGACCAACAGCGTCCTTTTCATGAATCCCCCCGAAACTTTCTTCCGTAGTAATCGAGTGCTTTGAGGCGTTGTTTCTTGACTTCATCTGGCGCCTCGTCGAAGTTCTTGCATTGCCTCGGCGAATCAATGCGCTGCAGCACATTCCAGTCACCCTTTTTGATACGAAGCGAGCAATAGCCTGACTTTTTTGCTAACAGGAAGCCTCCTTGGTCATAAGCCGCTCCAGCAAAGTGAACGCAGCTGAGACACACAACCGGACACGGGCCATAGACCTTTAGAGCAGAAAAGAGATCTGTCATTTGGTCCTCCATCGGTAGTCTTCCCAGTCGAACGCAAAGCACTGCCCACCATCAGATAGACGACTGATGGCGGCATCGCCAAGAACAGTTCGAAGTGAAGCATCCTGAGCATCCTTGCCGACGAGAGGCAGATTTGAGATTGCAATGGTCGGTCGACACTGCTTGTAGCGACCGTCGATGATTTCGAAAAGTCGGTCAGCCCCGTGGGAAGAAATGGGACTGCGACCTATCTCATCGATCACAAGCACATCCAGATCAATGTAGGCACGGATGAGTTTTGCAGCTTCACCTTTCACACGTCCGGCATCATCTTTGCCGTACGTCTCATAAATCTCAGAGAGCAACAGGCTACAGTCGACGATTTTTGCGACGAAGCCTTTGCGGAGTGCGCCCATGACAATTGCTGTGCCTAGATGTGTTTTACCAGTGCCAGTCTTACCGACAAAAATGAGCGATTTCCCGCGGTTAACACTTGTCTCAATGTCTTCCCCCCAGGCTAGAACTGCGCTCTTGACCTCTTCCATCTTGGTGTTGAAGGTCTGCCAGGAAGTCACAGTCATGCCTTGGAATCGCGGAGGAATTTCAAGTGAAAAGTGCTGCGCTAGAAATCTTTGCCGAGAGCACTCTGGACAAGACGAAAAATGGAACGTGCAGGAGTCGTCGACCCAATACGAACGATACCTACCATGCCGAGAGCACTCATCCCACCGCACCTCGAACCGGGAGTCCGTAGTTGTAGTCGATTTCTGCTGTGTTTCTTGCGCCGAAGCCCGCATAGCCTTGATGCGG